GGCCACCCTTTCATAGACTATGCTTTATCAGGATCAGCCACACTAAGAAAGTTTGGTAGAGTTATTAGAAGTGTAGACGAAGAGTTTCATGACATTGATGGTGTTATAAAACTAGCACAATTCAGAAAGGAAGAGAATGCTTTAGAATTTTTAAACTGGATTGATAATAGAGGATTACCTTTATCTCAAAGAAGAGGTAAAAGTTTTACAAAAGTTAGAAAAGATCGTAAAATATTTACTAAAGAGATAACTCCTTTACTTGAAGGTCAAAGCTGGTATAGAAACGTACAAGAAATGTTTCCTACTTGGAAGCTCTTAAGAACTTTTATAGGAAAAGGTAACTTACGAACAGGAGATTCTGTTGTAATTACAGGTACTATTGAACATCCTACTGCGACAGAGTTAGTTACACAAGAGAATTTAAATGGAAGAAGTCCTAAAGATATAGGTAAGGTTATGCCTAAGCTGTATTTAATAGATTTCTTTTTGCGTACTAAAGAAGGTAACTACCCAATGCAGTATGAAGGATATAAGCAGTACTTCAAAGAGTGGAAGCAGATAATGGAAGCTAAGCTTGATATGGGTAGAGGTAAAGATTTAAATGATCTTATTTATTTTATGCCTGTAAGAGAAGATCAAGAAGGTTACCAGTATAGAAACAAAGGTTATAGATATTTTTCTTTTACAAATGAAAATCAAAGTGATCTTACTACAGATCTTACTGATCCTTTTCAGGATGAAGTTAGTTTAGTTGTAGATGAAACATCTGACCCTGAATCTAATATTGTTACTCTTCAGGCTATGAAGAATGATAAGAAGGTTGGTAAGATAGAATATACAGTTAATGATGATTATGTAGACTTAGTAGGTGTTAAAGAATTCAAAAATAAAAAGAATGAAGTCAGTGCAGTCAAGATGCTTGGTATTACCACGTCTACTGCTAACAGAATACTGAGAGCTAAGAATCAAAAAATGAATCCTATATTTCAGAAGCTGGCCAAAGAAGGCTATGCTGGTGTAAGGGATAATGTAAATTATTTTGTAGATCCTTATATGGAAGAAGTACTTAAAGACTTTTTAGTACAGGTTCCTGTAGACACTAAGGCTCAACGTAAAACTAGAGGGATTGAAATTGCAAAGCTTATTGCTAAAAAGTTAGCTCTATCTTTAAATGTTGGTTATGCTAACCTAAGTCAAGCAGATGCTAAAAAACTTTTAAACAGTAAAGGTAAAAACTATAACAACGAATCTGCATTTTACTGGGGTGGTACTATATATACAGTAGGAGATAATATTGATTTAGATACAATGCTCCATGAGTTTGCCCATCCATTTATACGCGCAATACAATTTGAAAACAGAAAGTTATTTGACAATCTGTATGCTCAATTAGAATCTACAGAAGAAGGAAGGTTTATAATAAATCATGTTAAAAGAAACTATCCAGAGCTAAACGTAGCTGGTGATGCATTTAAAAATGAGGTCTTGACTTATTCATTACAATGGAAAGCTGTAGATAAAGTTACTGAAGAAGTAGAAAGTGAAGGTTTCTTAGCTTTTATTTCTAAGTTGTTATTTGCAATCAGACAATTGTTTAGAAAAGTATTTAAGACATCTAAGGTTTCAGGTATTAATGAGTCTACTACAATGGAAGAGCTTGCTGATGCATTCTTAAATGAGAACTTTGATCTTGAGACTGACCTGATTAAAAATGATGATATAGTATTCTTTGTCAAGAATATAAAAGATATGGCCTCTGATTTAACTAAGGGTATAGCTTCTAATACATTGCAACAAAGTTTAAATGAACTATATATTGGAAACAATCTTATATTAAATAAAGCTAAGAACTACAGATCGCAGACACCTTACTTCAAAGAGATGTTAGATAGAACTATCTTTAGAGAAGGGTCAAATGTATTATTACCAAAAGCTCAAGAGATACTTAGATCATATCAAACTGTATCTACATTAAATAAAAATGCTAGTAAAGAAGATATAATCTTAGATGTTGTTAGAGCTGAAGAGCAAAGACAAAAAGATCTTTTGAATTCTTCTAGAGCTTTTATAAATACTATAGGTATAATAGATAACATTGCTAAGAATATCTATGAGGATTTAGATGCTATGCGTAAGACTAAGTCATACAATCAGCGTGATGCAATAACTTTACTTTACACTTATAGAAATGCTATTGCAGGATGGACATCAACCTTTGAGGATATTGATGCTTTATTTAGAGAGAATCAGGGAGAAGGTAAAAAAGGATTTGATATTAAAGAGGATAATGAGTTCTTTACTTTTGTAAATAATGTAAAACTTAATTTAGAAAGAGCTGATAAATTTATATCTGAAATCTATAAGGAAAACAATATAGATATATTTGTCCAAACTACTTCTTATATGAATGACTTCTTAAAAGATAGACTTAAGAAGGACTTAATGAATTCTTTAAAGAGTAAACTAAGTGAAGAAGAGATATCAGACTTTTTTGATAAGGCCGTAAACAGACAATTAACTAATGATGATTATAAGGCTTTAGAAAAGAAAGGAGTTTTAACTAAGTATATTGCAGATTTTGTCACAACGTATCAACAGTTTGAGATAAACAGAGGAAAGATTGTAGATGCATTATCGGGTAGACTAAAAGATGTAGGTTGGTTAAATAGATTTATAGAAGCATATACTTCATCTAATGATCCTATAGTAGGTGGATTAGCAATCTTTATTCAAAACATCAGGACGGAAGCAGAGCAAGAAGCAATTGCTGCATCATATGAATTTAGAAATGACTTAGCTAATCTCTTACCAAAGATAGGATTTAACAGACTTAAGACCAGACAGATACTTGATATGGTTGCAACTAAAGATCAGTTGTTTACATTAGAAAATGTATATGATAAGGATGGAAATCTTATAGAGAGAAAACCTGCAATGAAAGAGGTGTATTCCTTTATAGATAGATTTGGTAATGGTTGGAGACATGACCTAGGTAAGTTAGAATATGAATTAACCTTAGCACAAGAAGCGCAAGATAAAGAAGCTGAAGCTAAAGCTAGAGAAGCTTTGTATCAATTTAAAAGAGATTTCATGCATGATATATATGTAAAAGAAATCTATGAGCTTGATAAAATCTTTGATAAGTATCCGCCTGCAGTAGCTGAAGCTGCAAGACAGCTTAGGAAAACTGCTTTGGACGAATATAATAATGAGAACAATGAAATTACTAATGAGCTAGAAAGGTTTCAAAAGTATTCTATAATGCAAGAGCTTTGGAAAAACTATCAGATGTTACATTCTTTAACATATGAAGATGGTACTCCAAAAGTTGATTCTCCTGCTGATGGTGTATACGATCTTAGTATTGCTAAAGTATTGATTGAGTACAGAAATGCATCTAGACAATATTATGAGTTTGCTGAAAAAGAAGGTTCTTTACAGACAGCTTATGATGAGTTCATTAACTTGATAGATAGCAAGTATGGTTATGATACAGATGAGTATAGAAAAGCAAGAATAGATTGGTTAAAACAAAATACTAGAGTTGCAATAAAGCAAGAGTATTTTGATGAGAAGGCAAGACTTATCTCTAGAATGAAAGAACTTCAAGATAAGATGAAGAAGAATACTAAGTTCAATGTTTCAGAGTTATATCAGGAAATTTATGATTTAATGTATGCCAATAAGGATAGCCGAAATCAACCTGTTCCTTATGAGTTAGGTATAGAAAAGGTTAAGAAGATTAAATCACTTCAACAAAAGATCATTGACATTAAAGATGCCTTTGATAAAACATCTGGTTTAACTGCACAAGAGTCAACAAGACTGAGCGCAATCATTACTATTATGAAAACTAAACCTCAGAATTTAACTGAGGAGAATAAGAAAGAATATGTAAAGCTGTTACAGAAACAAACAGCTACAGGATTAACTTTGGAAGAAGCTAATGAATTAGAGAGTATTTATTCTGATTTAGGAAACTTGTCAGAGAAGTTGCCTACTGAATATTATGTAGATGCATTTAACAGTCATCTTCAGAGACTAGGAAAAGAATCTCTTACTGCTTCTGAGTTTGATGACTATATTAATACTGAGGATTTAAAGAAAGACTTAATTGCAGATGATGAATTTGCAGATTGGTTCTTTGCTAACCATGTTATTAGAAGAAAATTTGTAAAAGGTAAAAGAGGTAAACAACCTTTCTATATAAGAAGTATGTCCAATGATGTAGCTTTACCTATTGATGAAAGTTACTTTGATACAAAAACATTAGTTGATCCTATAACTAAACAAGAGTTTACTTTAGAAATAGATGGTGTTCCTGTTACAGGGAATGCTCGACACTCTCAGTATAGAATTAAACGAGAGTATATGACAGGTTATAATCCTGCCACTGGTAACATTGAATATAAAGTAGGAGTACATAAGGATAATAAAAATAGATTTTTACCTAGGAATGAAGAAGGTTCTAAGTATTTGAATAAAGAGTATCAGAAAATTATGGCTGCTCCTAATTCACCTAGAGCCAAGCTGCTTGAGTCTATGAAAAAACATCATCTTAAGTTTCAAGAAAACAGCCCCAATGATTCTAAGTTATATTTAGATTTACCTAGATATATACTAAGAGATAATCTTTCTGTAGTTCAATCTGGTAAGTTAGGTAATAAAGCTAAGCAGATACAAGAAAACTTAATCCAGGCTATACGTGATATTGCTGGAGCTAAAGATAAATCTGTAGAGGATTACAACTACGTTTATGATGATAATATAGGTGAGTATAGATTAGTATCTACAACATTAGAAGGTGAAGAACTAAAAAGAGTTCCAGTAAGTGGATTATTTGATATAAAAGTTGATAACGTAGACCCTGATGTAATACAAAACATGATGCGTTATATGTATTCTTTAAAACAACAGAGTAAACTTATTCAAACATTACCTATTGTTAATTCTGTTCTAGATACTTTACAGGATCCTGATAATGCATTAAAGAAGAAAAAAGTATTTAGCGCAGGTGCTTTTAAAACAGCTGGAAAATTTGTAGAAGTAAAAGAACAAGGAAGATATAATAGACTAGAACAAGTTAGATCTTTAATTGAACGTGAATATGAAGGAAGAAAATTTGAAGGTAGTAATACTAGTGAAATCATTTCTAGACTAGCAGGTAGACTGTCTTCATTATCTGCACGAGGTTCATTAGCATTGAACATACCTTCAGATTTAAAGAACAGATTTGGACAGTTAATGCAAAACTATATTGAAGCTGCAGGTGGTGAGGTTATTAATGCTAGAGATTATGCTAAAGGTAGATTGTGGGCAACTGCAACTATGACAAAATGGTTAGCTAAAGATGTGTATAGTATAGGTGCTCCTTCATTGAACTATCAATTGGTTGAAGCTTTTGATTCAGTGTTTATGACTAAAGATAAATTTGGTAGAACTGTAACTAGAAGTTTTGCTAAAGATTTATTAAATGGAGAGTGGATGTATATGGCTAGAAAGAACCTAGAAATGGAAGCTGCCTTACAATTATTTTCTGCATTTTTATATTCACAAACTGTTACTCAAAAATTACAGAACGGTAAGACACGTAATTTAAAGTACATAGATGCTTGGGAGCTTGATAAAGAAACAGGTGTTATGAAACTTAAGGAAGGTGTTGATCCTGAATTTAGTAATAGAAAGGTTGAGCATGTCTATACTCAAGGTGAGTCATTAGAAGAATTAGCTGAACTTTATAATACAACTGTAGAAAAGATACAGGAGTATAATGGTATTAAATCTGTAGTACAGTTAGCAGATGGTCAGACTATAACTATAGCTAATTCTGCAAACTTTAAAAATTTAAAGAATTTATTTCAAGGAATGTCTAGAAGATTGTATGGTGCATATGATGATTTTGGACAGGCTGAAGGTAACAAATACCTTGGGTATAGATTATTCTTATTTATGAGAAAGTGGTTCTTCCCTTTAATGATAAATAGGGTAGCCTTCTCTTATGATAAGAGTAGAGATTCATTTGTAGATAGATTTCAAGGAAGATATGATTGGGCATTAGGATCAGCCCCAATAGGATTTTATATAAATGGATTAAAGGCCTTGACTAAGTTAATTAGTTCAAAAGGAAAAGCTTGGCCTTATTTATCTACACAAGAGAAGATAGATTTGATGCGAAGTATTACAGAGGCTATTATATTTACAGTGTTAGGTTTAATATTAACATTAGGATTTGGATATGACCCTGATGATCCTGAAAGATTTGATAACATGAGAGAAAAGTCTGGAGCCCTGGGTAATGAAGATTTTGAACTTATGGGTTACTTAGAAAACCTTTCTCAGTTACTTACTATTGGTACTATGCAAGAGGTTACTGCATTCATACCTCTACCTCAGTTTGGTGTATACAACTTTGGTTTAGAAGATCAGTTAAAGATTGTAGAGTCTACTACTACAGTGTTTAATAACACTATTAAATTATATGGTAAGATTTTACAAGATATAGCTTTACATCTTACAGGTAGTGAAAAGGCTTATTATCAACAAGATGTCGGTGATCTTTGGTTTAAGCAAGCAGGTATGCCTAAAATTTATGGTCATATATTTAAAGCATTTGGATATACTGGTGGTACTGCAGACTTACCTGAAGCATTAAAAGGAATAGAGTCATCTGGAAAATTAAAATAATGAATTGGCAGTTAGAATTTGCATTACATTTACCGCATGACAGGTTTGCCCTGGGATGGGAATACATAGGTGCTACTGATAAAGAAAATATAAATACATTTACCTTGTATCTATTTGTACTTACTGTACACCTTCATATCTTTGGTGAGTAAGAAAAAAAAAGGGAGACAACCTAAGTTATCTCCCTAATTCATTTATGCAAAACCAAAGTCCATGTCACCTGATTGTACATCATCTTCCTCTTCATCATCTACAGATGCCATATCAAAGTTCATGTCATCATCACATACTTCAGCTACTGCAGCTTCATCCTCTCTGATACGCTCTGCAATCTGATCTTCATCATACACAGGATTCTCATCTTCTTCTTCTCTCTCATTAATAATCTGCTCAGTCTTCATCTCTTGCATCTCAGCATCAGCTTCAAAGTCGCAGAAATTATCTTCAGCATTAAGAACCATTTCTTCAACTTCAGATTCAGCATTCTCTGCTTCAATCTCAGCAATAGAGTCTTCTAGATCCACTTGAGCAGGGTCCACAGTCTCCTCTTCTGAGTCAGAATCTGAAGGTAATAAAGTTACTGTGCCTTTATCTACTTCTTCATTCTCTACTTTGTCAAACTTAAAAGCTTCAGAAATAAACCAGTGCAGGACGCGCTGATCTTCCATCCAAGTCTTTGGATGTGATTGCTGTAAAGCTAGAGTAACATAGTTGTAGAATGCCCACAAGCTGTTATTGTCAGCAAACTGATGTAGTGGTCTAGACATTTGTTGTCTGATAAGACTTGCTTGCTCAGTAGTCAGAATCTCTTGATCGGCAAACAAGATACCAAGCAATTGTGCCTGCTTCTTTCTATCAAGAGTGATCTGTTTCATTCTCTCTTTATCAGACACCAACTGATCGTAATACATCTTAGCAAGACTTACTTGCTCTTTGATTGTATCTTCAGTTTCAGTGTCAGCTGTACCAATATGCTTACGAGCCCATGATCCCATGTCACCACAGACCATAGTAGTTTTATTAGTAGTATGGATAGCACCAATACCGCACTTAAACCTCATTTGCTTATTGTAACTGTTTGACCAAGCAAACATCATAGACAACTCTGGATCATCTCCATAGTTCAAAGTATAAATAGCTGAAGCTATATTGCCATCATGTGTAGCTCTATAGTTTTCACTTGTTATTACAAATCCAGCATCTTGCAATGCTTTAGCTGATAAGTCCATTATAGACTCATGACTTATTACAGTATATGTACTTGCATGATTTGGTAGAGGAACCCCTATTAGGTCCGCTCTACCATATTCTTTTATTTTTCTTGGCATTTTAAAATAATTGTAATTGGTTTCTATTAGGCTCAAGTAGTTCTATTTCTCTCTTGGCCCTTTTGATGTAGTAATCATAATTAATATCATACTCTTCAAATGGTTTTTCTACATAATCAATAAACATAGTCTGTAACCATTTACCTGCTTCTGTTACAAATTCTCTTTCATCAAGATAATTTATCTTAACAATTTTACCACCTTCTTTACTTATGTAATATCTGATGGTCTTCTGCAGTTTATCTTTCTTATGTTCTCCGTTTTCTACATACTCTTTAAAATAGTCCCACCCTGCATTGGCTCTTTTGCCACCACAGAAATCAAAGATGTTTCTATTCTCTTTGATTGAAACTTCAGGTTCTATACCTTTAACAAAGTAATCATATATAGCTTTGCGGATACATAAGAAACTCTTGTTTTTATGCAATGGTAAATCTTCAAATACAAATCTACCCTTACACTTTACATTAGGATTATCTCCTTCTGTAATTGCAATATAATTATTACAGTCTGCTAGTATGACCTTTTGATAAGTGTCATGTTCTAGCATTAGATTAGTTATTCTTTCCCACTCTGCGCAAATCTCCATATACTTATCTACATACTTCCTTGGGATTCTAGTCTCAAGGCCATCTGTATTATGCATTAGAGGTACAGCATTTGGTATACCTTCACAAATCATTTCATATAACATCATCAGACTAAGCTGACCATTAAGAGTTATACGCATGGTAAGTTCAGGATCATAAAGAAAACTATTCTCATCATTACTAAGACCATAAGTACTATTCAGCACAATCTTATATACATAGTTTCTAGGGTCAGACTTTGGTATCTTTTTTCTTTCGTCAAAGAACCATTCATACTGCTCACAGAATTCTTCTTTAGGAAGATGAGCTGGAGCCCAACCATTTCTAATAGCTAGATTAGGATAAAAACTTGTCACATCACTAGTCATAATGACATACTGGTCATCAGATGTATATACATCTTTACGTGCACCATGTACACCACCAAGACCAAAGTGTGTAGTTATACTTTTATATCTAACTGAATACTTGAAACTACCTTTTAGATCAAGCGGATCTAGTTCTAGATCTTTAAACTTATTAATTAGTCTCTGAAATGTTGCTGTCTCAAATTTAATATAAGGCAACAAAAGATCTTTAACTATTAACTTGTCTCTGTATGTTCTCAATTGTTTAAGATCATACTTTTTTATACCTGTCTTCTTACTAAGAAACATAGCAAATAGTTCCTTGGCAATTCTTGGTTCAGATGCACTATATAGATCTATATTGTATTCTTTAGTAAGCTCTTGTCTTAAAGCAATCTCTTTCTTGCTGCGATACATGATTGCTTTAGTACTAGCTACATCATTAATACAATAACCTATTATGCTATCTATCTGTTCTAGAGTTTTAATTTCAGTACTGTGATGTATTGGCATATCTTGTATGTTCTGCCAATCCATACTATACTGAGCCCATTTCAGGCTTGTTCTTTTTGCAGTATTATCCCAGTGATTTAATTTAAATACATCAATCTGTTTAATCTGCATTTTCCATGGAGCAAACTCTGCCCACTCTCCCTCACTTTGTCTACGAATAGTATCTTGGGCTTTTCCATATATAAACAAAGCAACATCTTCACCAGACATCTCTAGCAACTGCTCTTTGTTTTCCAATATGTGTTCTGTTACTTGAGCATCAAAGGCCAAACCATTGAAAGATACATGCCATTCTTCAAGAAGAATATTCCTTTCTAGAAATGTAATAAATTCTAGACAGTCATTCCTTTCTTTATGAATAACAAATATCTCTCTATGTTCAGACTTGATATCTTCAAAAACAGCTATGAAACAATTTAACAGAGTTTCATAGTCCATCACCCAGTGTCTCCTATCCATTCTCCGCTACTGCAGCTATTGAAGGTTTGTTAGGTGCTTTCTCTAGAAACTTTGCAATGTCAAACTTGCTAGCATTAACAGCAAACATTTTTACAAGCTCTTTGATATCTTTCTCTTCCTCAATATAATATTCTTGGAAGGTATCAATAGCTCTTCTTTCTTGTTTTGCTCCTCTATTACCGCTAACAGCTTTACCATACTCATCAAGCTTTGGTAACATATGTAAAGAAGTTTTAGTAATCTTTCCTATTAGTACGAATACTTTAGAAGAAGGATCATAAATACATTCTACATATGGGCAATCATTGCTCACAGGAATCATCTTAAAAGTTTTGGTATCTTGCCATGTTGACTCAACCAGCATCATTGTTTTATCACTCATTGTTAGTTTTTATACAAATTAATTAATTATTTCTTGGTTTTCCAAGTTTATAGATTGTGAAATCAAAGTCTCTTTTTCTAAATCAGGCTTGTTACATAGTTCGCCAATTTCTTTTAAGAATGATTCATCAACATTTAGTATTTCAGAATAATCTCTAAAGAATTTATTTGGAAAAAGATAACTCTTCATATATACATAATTAGCGCTATCTTCTGGAAAGAAGGTTAGTATTTTAGATTTAAAATATTTATCCATTTTACTGTACTTACCATCTAGAAATAATTCCCAATTATCTTTAAGATCAGAAAGATCAAAAATAAAGAGTTTATTTTTATTATCTATCTTATGTATCTGACACAATCTAGTATGTTTTATTAAAACTTTCTTTTCATATTCTTTGTATTGTAATTTATTTTCAGGATGGTATAAACATACCAACTTCATATCCTCGGCTTTAATGTCACCCCAAGCAAGATAAGTCTCACTTGGGATAACCTTAGCACCTCTTTTAATTCCAAGTAGCGGATATAAAAACACCTTGGACTTTTGAAAATACTTTGTGTAAATAGATTTTACTGGCATAAATTATTAAAGTTTTAAGTTTTCTACTGCAAGTTCATATGGTAAAGTATAGTCTCTTTCTGTATAGTGATATACAACTTGAGGCATTACTCCATTATAGAACCTATCCATCCATTCACGCATTGTCTTGGCTGTAACCTGAAATGGATATACTTGATTATACTTGTCAACTACAACAAATGTAAACTGTATACTCCATAGCTCCTTATCTTTTTTATCTCCAAGATATCTAAAGTATGCTAGATTATAATACAAGGCTGCTTGTATCCAATATCTATAATACTCTACGGACTCAGGAAAGTCAATCAATGGTTTACCTGTGGTTTTTAAATCATTAATAAATATTGTTTTCTTTTCTTCATCAATTACTACATTGTCAAGTATACCCTTAAATCCAAATATATACTTATCACCGATAAGCTCATTCACTGTAATTGGAACTTCATTGTATACTTTTAAATCAGAACTATCAAGTTGTAGTAGTGCACTAACAGATTCATTAGACTTAATAGACTCTACACATTCTTTGCAGTAATCTAATGTCTCTTGATCTACTAGTGTTTTACCTTGACTTGATTTCAGAAAATCAAAATAGCTAATGTTATCAGCTGTAAGGATCTTCATAACTCTTGCTTCATCAGTCTTAAGCTTTTGATGCAAGTTTATTTTCTCCAAGAGATCTACTATTGCAGTCTCATACTTGTCCAAAGTTAATGAATTATCTGATCCTTCCAAATATAATTTGAAAATTTCATCAACAATCAACTTGTTATTACCACTTGGAAGCTTACCAGGTATAAGTATAAATTCACTATCAAAGTCTTCAGGATTAAGAAGAAGGCAGTGTATGACCCTACCTTTTACAAGGTGAGGGTCAACACTTTCTTCCTTTTGTTTAAGCACATAATCGTTATAAAACATGCTTGGTGAAAACAATAGTTTGTTTATACTGCTATAACTGAAGTAAAACTTCTCATTATAAAACAATTCTAGTTCCTCAGAACCAGTCAAACTCTTCTTCATTCTTTTCTTCTTTTTGTTCTGCAATTAAAGTTTCTGTAACTTCTTCTTCTGTTTCTACTTCTGCCTCTTCAGTTTCAGGATCTTCTGAACATGTTAATTCTGCCGTGTCAGGCTCAGAAACTGTAACTTCATCTACAGTATCTTCAACAGGTACTTCTTCAGTTACTTCATCTTCTGTAGGTAAGTCTTCTTCATATTCAAAAATCTCTCTCACATAGTTAACTCCATGGTTTAAAGCATGCTCTCTTTTGAGTACATATCTTTGTGGAACCAAGTAATCAGAATGACCATTATTCTCAAAGTATGACTTCTGATCCTCAACTACAAACTCAATATTCTCTGCAGTCAAAGCGTTGTGTTGTGCAAGAGTATTAAAGATTCCATCTACATGTGACCATACTTCACCTAGATAATTCTTAAGTGATTTAAAGTTAACATGATTTCTACTTCTGCAATTACCAATCTGATAAGAGTGATGAAAGAATAACATAGTTAGAAACAATATACTATCCTTATAATTACAGTTAGCCATGATCTCCATAGCAAGTACATGATTATCTGTATCAGAACTCTTGAACATATTTCTCAAATTCTGATAAGTATCTAAATCAATTATAGTAGCTTCATCACCATTAACAACTTCAAGCAATGCACCTTGCTCTATGATGTGCTTAGTCTTATACTGCTCCCATAGTTCAAGATTATCTTCACTAATGGTTTGTACATACTCAGATCTGTGACCATTTATATGACCATACTTCTTTTTAAACTCATCTTCATTAGCACACCCTAAGTGTTTAAGCTGAGCTTTCTGAAGTTCTACTGTATGATTTTGATTCAAAGGATTGCATATATTCAAAGTTTGCCAATCACAGTAAACATACTCAGGCCACTCATCACCAAATGATTCTTTAAGATTATTAAATCTATTTAAATAGTAATAATCTATTTCTTCATCTGCTACTTCTTGTAAAGCTTTGATAGTTGCTTCAAATATTGGACCAGATACTTTTCTCATCCAATCTTGCTTGAATAATTTACTACCTGCAGCATCACTACCTATAACTACAGTAGCTTTATCTATATCAGTAGTAGTTCTGATTTTATATTTTACAGATAAGTCTTTAAGCTTTACTCTAGGAACAGTACATCCCTTCATAAAATAAATCTTATCTTTCATTTGTGGAACCCACTTAGTAGTATTCATGTTTAGACCATGTTTAATTAGTCCTCCATAATTAGTAGAGGCGCTTACAATATATAGTGTGTCAGTGCTATCTACACTCCATTCTGTAAGAGACAATTTATTATACTCATCTCTTTCTACATCTACACTTAAGCATACATAAGGTACTTTTTCAGCTTTTATTTCTTCTGCCATATTTTTTAAGTTAAAGGAGGGCTTTTACACCCTCCTGTTAAATAATTTATTTTACAGTCATCTGTACGACTTTCTGATTCATCATTAGCTTTTGGAATTTAGCTTTGTTAGAATTGAGTATCTCTTTAACAATAAAATATCTCAAGTCATCAGTAAATGAATCACAGTCAGTGACCAGTTCTATAATTCTATCAATCATCTTTTGAGGAACAGAACCTTTGTTAGCTGTAACAGATGCAAAGTTGATTATCCTAGTACTAATAATACTAGAGATGTCAGCTCTGAAATCATCTCCGCTACCAATGCAGCTCTTCAAAGAACCTTTGACATAGTTCCAATCATCATTTGTAAGAATCTGCTCAGGGCTAATGATCTTATCTAGCTTGTTATTGATAAACATAGCAAATAATGCAGATGGCTCTGCACCAATAGACCCATCACCAATCATATTGATCAGTGGCAACTCATCTTCAAACTTCTGAATAGAGCTAATAGAATTAAAAAAGGTAGTAATACTTCTAGGATTAACCTTCTGAGTTACTGTCTCAGGATTCATCAACAAGAAGTTAATACATCTACCATCAATACCAACAGTCTCTGCCCACCGTGCCCATACATTAGAATCAAACTTTACTTCTGTAGAAATAAATCTAGTTCTCTGAGCATCATCAAGACTAGTAACTTGATAGTCACCATTGTCTGGATTAGTAGTCAGGATTACATGCCAGTTCTTTGGAAGACTCCAAGAAATATATTCTTGTCTGTCAATTAACTCCATAGTAGCTTGCATAAATCTGTGGTCAGCACGAGTATAATCATCAAGAACCAAGAAACCACCCTCAGCTTTACCTTGAATCCATTCAGGTGCAGCATGAGACATTCTCTTGTCTACAACCTTGTAGCCTTTCTTCATAGCAGCATCCATCTGGCTCTCATTGATCCATGTGGTCTGCCCATCTTTATTAGCTATCTTGAATTCTTTTACAGGAAAACCAACAAGGTCACCTAATTCTTCTATCTGAGATAGATTAATCTTTACAACATCCATACCTAGCTCTTTACCAAGCTGCATAATTGCAGAAGTTTTACCAAGGCCTGCATCACCTTCAATATTTACAGCAACAGGTACTTTACCTTCATTTTGAATGTGCTGATTGTTTTTCACCATGTGTTTTAAGAAGTCTTTCAACTCATCTACGTTCAATTGTGTACTCATTTTTTAATTTTTAAAGTTCTAATCTAATTTGTTTTCCTGGTAAATCATAATTAAAGTCAGATCTCTCTGACAATACCCATAGGACTGGTTTCCTAGGTTTTATATCTGTCCATGCTTCACCATCTGTGAAGTAAATCAAGCTTGTAAACTGCTTTCTTTCATTAAAATATTCTAGAACAGGATCAAATGTTGTCCCGCCTCTACCTGCAACTTCTAGTTCAAACTTCCCATCATATGGTTTGATAGATTGTATTCTAGAATCACACTGTACAATTGTAACTTCAACACCTGCTTTATACAAGTGATGAATTTCATTCATAAATTCTTTTAATTCATCATCACAAACAGAGCCTGATGTATCAATACCAACAAGCATGTTTTGTCTCATCTTTATCTTTAGGCCAGGATTGTCAGAGTACCTTTTGTTCTCTTTTCTTCTTAGCTTTCTAGTAAAGATCTTTGTAGATATACCTGTAAAGCGCTTGATATATGCTTTCCAATTAAATTTAGGTGGTATAACTTCATCTAGTTTAAGTAGACCTGATATCTCTCCAGGTACAAACCCGCGCTTCTTTTCAGTCTGCTCTTTAGCATCATGCAATACTCTTTGCAATTGCTTTTCAATCAGCTTCTTTTCTGCATCAGGCATATTCTCAAACTCTTCCCAATGATGATCAGGTATCTCAACTTCTTTATCATTACCTTGACCTGGTCTATTTCCTGGACCATCACCGATTATAACTTTACATTCACCTTGTTCTAGAGCATCAAGAAGCTTATCCATATTCTCATCTCCAGAAGTACCTTGTTGTTTCTTATTCTCTTTGGCTTTCAAAAGCTGATCATAATAATATCTAGTACCAGCTTTTCTGTCTAGATTTAAATGCTCATAATCATCTATATTAATACCACCTTCAGGCAACCAAGCTGAATCTATATATTGATTAATCTCCATATCCATTGCAATGTTAGCCAACTTCTTGTCAGAGAATATATCAAATGTAGTAAGGTGATTAAAAGCAATATGTAGTAACTCATGCTTCAGTAAACCTAGTCTGTGATCTTCAGATAGATCATTCCAGAACTTCTCACTTATCATCAATTGATAGTTGATACCATTCTTACAGACACCTGCTGTGCCTACTCTGTCATCCCATGACTTATGCAACATTAACAAAAAGAAACCATAATACGGTTCCTTTAACATCAAGTCTTTTGATGTTTTACTTAGTGAATCTTGTTTATTCATTTTATTATTTTTACTTCGATATCTTTGAACTTAAAATCAAGAGCTTTTAAGACTTGTTTCTTGTCTTTAATTACTTCTTCTATTATCAGTTCAGCCACCCAAGGCTTTTGTACATTTTGAGTTGTTAGATGATTTAACCATCTATCACCTTTTAGTGCTCTATGTTTATCAGGAATCCAATCTTTTCCAGTTCTTAATATACCAAGTCTACCACATACAGACATTATTGTTTCAGCTAGATTTGCATCTGCAAGAGCCCACTCTTCTACATCAGGAATACCATACAACCATAAGAATAATAACTCTTCTCTGTAATCATCTACTCCTTCAAGGTTAGCAAATGCTTTCATAGCCATATAATGATTATCTTCATCATCTGACTGTAGCATTGTCAATAAATTTTTCAGAATTTGCTTATTCATATTTTTCCTTTATAAAATCTTCCTAATATGTTTCCATTTAGGTATTCATCTCTCTCAAGAACTTCATGTTTAAATTGATATTTAGTTTCTTGATAGGTCAGTTCTGCTTTACTAAAACAAATCTTAAGTATGGTTCTATATATTAATCTACCATCCTTGTAAGCTTGCTTTAATTCTGCATTGCTGCTGAAGTAATTCTTATAGTCAGGTTTAATGACTATCTCATACTTCTTAGCTCTCTTGTCTGTCATAGCAGCCAACTTCTTCTTTCCAAACTTTTTTTTCCTTCTACTGAAGAAATTCTTCTTACCTATATAAGAATACATTTGGCCATTATTTGCTAGGTAGTTCATTACATAAACAAAACCTACAGCTTTTTCAGGAATCATATCATCTGTAAATGGTATCACTTTGCCATGAGCAATTTCAATATTCCATTCATACATCTCATCTCTTATTCTATTCTTCAAACTTTTTTTCATATCAACTTTTTTAATAAGGGTAATAATGTATCTCTGGTTTCTGTAATACCATATCTTTTTATAGAGTCAGACAAATCTTTTTCCATATTTAATATTACATAGTCAAATCCATACTTCTCCTTGTATCTCATCATTGACCTTACACCAGCTTCATCATTGTCAAATAATACAAATACTTTTTCATACTTGCTGACAATCTTGTTTAGCATGTTATCAGGAATCAATGTGTTCTCACTATCTGGTGCAATAGATTCTGCATCAGATAACTTAAGTCTGTTAAAAGCCATTAAGTCTTTTAGTGAAGATGTAATTACAAGATACTTCTTATCATACTGCAGTTGATCAGAGCCTTGAATATAATTCTTGACCTTGATAAACTTTTTATCAGATACTTTAGGTTGATAGATCTTGTACAATGTACCATCATCTTTGAAATAACCGTATATGTTATAACCTTTAATAGTAATTCTATCTTCTTTACCTTCATCATTTTCTTTACTCATTGTATAAAATTCTAGCGGGGCCACATTATATTTCTCAAGAAGTCTAGAACCAATATTAAATTTAGTCCAATACTTCTGATCTATTGTAGTCCAGTGTCTCATTTCATAATCAGTCACTTTATATCTACTATGAACTTTATATTCTTGTACAGGGTTATGTCCATTATTCAGAACATACTCATTATAATCTTGTATGATTTTTACAGATGCTTCACTCCGAGACTTTAGATTACATACAACTTTAACAAGCTCTATACAATCACCGTGTATCCCAGAAGAAAAATCTTTGAATTTGTATCTATTTATTTTAGGATCAAAATATATATGCATAGAAGGTGTTCTTTCTTTAGTATTAATTATAGACCTTATCTTTACATCTTGACCATCAAGATATTGAGAAAGCCCTAGATAATGCTGGAAAGCCCAACCTGTTGGTATATCACATAGTCCAACGATTAAGTTTTTTGTTGAAATCATAATTCTTTAATTAATAAAAGGGGAGCCATTTCTGACTCCCCCTATATTATAGCTTTAGCATAGCTATTAGTCTAGGTTAAAATCAGAACTTGTCTTTAATGGAATTGATAAATCATCATCATCATTTCCAAATGCAGCTACAGGCTTATTTTCTAGTCTTCTTAAGTGCTTTGCTTCATTATAGGTTTGTACAGAATCTGCTTTAGGCGAGTATCCATACTTTCTATTTTGAGCTTTTGCAAAATAACAGTCATAAGCAATATAGCCAGATTTATTTTCATATTCTTTACCTGCAAGACAACAGTGTAAATATTTATCTTGGTAAGGTGCATTTTCATTGAAATAAGTCACAAAGTCTTCAATAGTTTCATGCTTATTGTCTTGCTCTAGAAACCAATCAGAAATGCCCAATGCGGTTGAGAAGTTCTTTAAGAATATCATAATAGAGTTATCTCTTTCAATCTTAATTCCAGATTTAGTTTCTCCATCTGCAAATGCATACTGACTAGCTTTTACTCTACCAATCTGTCCTGCATATCTACCTTTAGATTCATCTTCTCTGTCAATCAAGAATCCCTCAAAACCATCAATTGGTTTCGTCTCCATGTCTAGTATCAAATGATAAGCTCCATCTATAAATTTGAACTCCTCAAGTCTAATACCATTAACTTTTAACTCATGATTACCTGGAGCAACAGTTTTTGGTATACCTGCTCCGCTACTAGTTTCTGCACCTAAATCTTTTGTACTTAATGCCATTTGATTTTGTTTTTTAGTTATTAATTAATTTACTTGTATATTTTATTCCAGTGAGTTTTTATCTCACCCTTTTCATTCATTTCAGAAATTACTATTTCAGTATTTCTTAAGTGGTCTGGTCTAGCACCACATGTTACACCATCATTATTCTTAAAATTGATAATTGTTTGATTTCCTTTCCTGAACATATAACCAATTGCATCAGCATTTGCACAGATCAAAGATTTTATCTTACCAGTTAAGTCTATGTTAGCAGACATAACCATAGAACCTTTATCATCTACTACCTTGTCTTTAATGTGACCAGATAGAATTACATGAGGCGCTAATGTATCAATAAAATCTAAGACTTGAAAGAAAGCCTGACGAATATATAAATAACCAGCACCATTTGGTAGTGTAGTTACATCAGCACCATCAAAGTTTCTACCCATAGGAGTTTTCTTATACAGCTTAACAGCTAAAGGCATTACCATAGACTCTAATGCAGTCACAGTATCTACTGTTACATAATCATATGGTCTATCTGCATCTTTTATGGCCTTACCTGCATCAAGTAAATCCTGAAGACTATCAATCTTAACCTTCAAAGCTTCAACATACTCACTGCCATTCTCTAGATCCAATATAAGATTGTTCTTTAAGCCTGCAAATGCTGTAGTTTTACCTGTCTTAGGTTTACTGTAGATAATTAATCTCTTTGGATTAACTCTTTCTACTTTTACTTTTTTAGTTGGAAGTACTATACTCATTGGTTATTTGTTTTTGATTGTTTCTAAAATTGAATCTATTTGTTTTTCTGATAAATAGAAATAAGTATATGATGAAAACATTACTACTGATGAGCCACTTTTTTTAATAAGCCATTGTGTATCGTTTAATTCAATATTATACTCTTTATCATTTGTAACAACATCTTTCAATAATTCAAAGTATTGAATAGTAGTAGATAAATCATTGAATGAAATATAATTTATATCTGTAATTGATGAATATTTTGCATTTTGATAGTAAAAAACATAATCATCAAGATTTCTGTAAAAATGAACAAGTTTAGGTATTACTTTATATTTACCTCCATTTTGCCATACTATACTATCTTTTGCACTTTCTTTAATGTTTAGTTGAGCAAATGATTGTTTACTTATCATTAAAGATGCTAAAATTCCTATTGTTAAAATAATTTTTTTCATTGGTTTGTTTTTAATTGTTTATTTATTTTTGGTTTCTAATATATTTGCTATTCTTTCTAGCTGTTTACTTATGTTATTCAAACATTCTTCTAAATTATTTTTATATTCAACTTCTTTCTTCTTAAGAGCTACGCTTGTATATTCTTTAGCAAAGTCAGGAAAATCTGCTTGCTGAGTTTCTACTGGTGGATTCTTAAGTTCTTCTTGATATTGATTATAAGGTACTTCTTTACCATCTTTTGTAATAGCAGTTAGTTCTTCGATAGGAACTATGTATACCTCATAATCATTGCCAGACTTACTAGTCTTTTGTTCTAAAGGATATTCCTCTTTATAAAAAGGATTGTACTTTAGTTTATACAATGTATGCGTTGGATCTTCTGACACTGCATTAAAATCACTAAGCTCTAGATAAATATCTTTTTCTTGTTTTAATTCATTAGGAAAGAATTGAACCTTCAAACCTTCGCCTGGATTAGCCCAAGCAGACTTAGCAATAAAATAAGGGTCAGCGATCTTCAGCTTTTTAAATGTTGGCAAATGTGTTGCCATGAGAAGTTTTTGATTCTCCTGTCTTGTACTCATATTTGTATTTTTGTATTCTTGTTTTGACTTGGTGTATTCATCTCTACTATTCTTATAGTATCTCTATCTAACTTAAAGAAACTCATTCTAGTATCACCATTTCTACATTTTAAGAAATGAAATACCAAAGTTTCTGGATCAGTTATTTGTATTCTTTCAGGTCCATAATATCTAATCTTTCTTGCAGCTGGCTTATTAATACCTAGTACTATATCAGCATGTTGCAATAATGCATCAGCACCAAATAGATCAGAATCCAAAACATAGTTACCATATGTACCTTCTATAGCACGCTTAGGGTCATCTATGTTTCTATTTAATTGACTTAAAATTACAAATGATAGTGGATAACTTCTTTTCATAAAGGTCAGCGCTTCACCTAGATTATATAACATATCAAATCTTGTAGATTCACTAACATCTCTTTTGAATAGAGCTGAATGGTCTACTGTTATAAGAAGTTTTGGATATATCTTTTCTCCATTAACCTCTTTTACATTTTGTCTGAAATGATAATCTATACTAGCGCAGAATTCATTAACAGTACATGGTCTATAAATAGAGAATACTCTATTATTATTATTCAATGTACTTGTGTATTGTTTACATTTTTCATAAATCTCTTCTTGCAAAGGCTCATACTTACTATGAAGCATCCCATAATCCTTTTGAGTTATAGCAGAGAATGCTCTCATACCAAGAGTTTTCTCAGGCATCTCGAACTGAAACTGAAGAACTTGGAAGTCTTGATCTTGATTTAAAGCTATAACTTCTGTTACAAGCTGCTCCATAAACAAAGTCTTACCTACACCTGGTCTTGCACCTATTACAGTTAGAGTATTCCACTCTAGACCATTTAGTGTAGCATCATTAAACTTTGGCCATGCAGTCTTTAAACTTTTAATCCTGCCATCCATACGTCCTCTCATTTCTATGAGAGCTTTCTCATAAGCGCGTACTTTGCTAATAGCCTTTAGAGGCTTTGCACCATTGAATTGTTCCAATACTATACTATTTTTTCCTTGAATATATCTTCTTCATTAGGGCTACCATCTTGTATCATGTCGCAGTAAGTAGCTAGATCTGACTCAAATGATTTATCTGAGCTTTGTTTCCTAATAAAATATTGAGATGTTCTCATATACTCATAATTCTTTAATTTGTATTCTTCTATGTACTTTTTTGTTGCTTCATAAATTACTTTCCAATCATAATTATAGTTTTCAAAAAACCATCTAAACCCTGCTTCTAGAGTCTTGATATTGGTTCTTGCATACTTTCCACTTCCAAGTTTTTTAGCGGGGAAGATCTCATTGTATGTTTTAATACATACATCAAAATCATCACCCATAATATCCTTAGAGGTTTTCTTTTTGCTCTTCCTAAAATAGGAATTAATCTCCTCTACAAAGATAACACTTTTGTTAGTTAATTGCAAATCTTCTGTTAACCAATCATCTGATTTAAGACGTGTTATTGCTAAGCTGCTGTTTACAATAGTACTAGGTACAATGTTGTTCTTCATACAGTATAATACATACAATGAGTCAGGACTCATTTTGTACTTTACGAGTTTTTTAAATATTTCATCCATTCTACCAAGTTACTGAAAAATTATTATTGTCCTTCAAAATCTTTTGAACATCTCGAAAAACATCTTTACAATCCCACTCTCTTTGCTTTTGATAAGCAGCACTTGCAGGATGACTGATTAAGAACTTATAATTCATATCATGCACTGTGTCTTTCCACTCTTGAGCCTGTTTACCAAAGTATATGTATATCAGCCCAGTATGTGCAAATGTTAAATAGTCAAATAAATATGCTAAGAATGGTTTCCATATAGGATAATGTTGACCAACTTTACCTACAGTAGTTGTAAGTGCAGTATTAATCATTAGCATACCTTGATTAGCCCATCTTGTTAAATCTGGATCAGTAGATGCACCTACACCATTATATACAGTTCTATTAACTGCATTAAGCATATATCTTAAACTTGGTTGCTCTTCCATGGTGTTACTGCAGCTAAATGCAATACCATCTGCTACACCTAGTTGCGGATATGGATCTTGTCACACCATAACTACTTTAAGTTCATTAAATGGACATTCTTCAAATGCTCTAAACAGCTGGCTGAGTTTAGGTGTAAATCTTTGGCCATCTTTTGACAGCCTTACAAGCTGTTTAATTATATTCTCAAAGTCAGAACTAAATATAAAAGATTTAAGAGGTTTGTGCCATCCTGATGGCTCTAACCTTTTAAACATTTTTTGTTTAATCTCTTCTATGTCTATAGTTTGTTTCATATTTTTATTATATTTGATAAAAATTATACAATGGAAAAAAGAAAAGTTAAAGAATTGAAAGACGATGCCATACTAGATATTAAAGTAAATAAGACTTTTTATCTTATGACAAAAGCAGCTTTATTATTAGCATTAAAAGAATCATATGATTCATCTGTAGGCGATTCAGAAACATTCATCAAAAATACTGTATCTAAAAAGTATGAAGAAATGAATGATAAAGAAAGATCATTTTATACTTTAACTCTTCTTGTTGGTGAAATTGAAAAACAAGCTATTGAAAATAATGCTTTTATTGAAAAGGAAATTGATCCTGAACAAATGAAGCAAGATTTACAAAAAGCTGAAGAATCTAATAAAGATTAACATTATAGAACTCACCAAGTTCTACACATGCTTGTATAGCAAGACTTAACTCATCTTTATCACATTCAGCAAAGGACTTATAGTTATTATCAACTACTAATCCTGCGTGTTCTTTTACTAATTTTTTCATGTCATCAAAGCTATAACCACTTTCTTTAGCTAACTCTCTGATACATTTGTGCACTTTAGATATCTGTGCTGCACTGCCTTTACCATCTGATATAGACATAAATACATCAACTTCCTGACCTTCAGAAAGTTTTTCTATAAATAAATTAAGGGCAGCATTAGATTCCTTAGAATATACTAACTGCCCGTCTTTAAGCTTTAATTTTGTTGAAAACATCTATTAATTCTTTTAATAGTTTTGGATCCCAGATCTCACAATCTGAGTCAGAAAAGAATGCACCCCACTCATCATCTTCTACTTCATCACTTTCAGAACTAACTAGTACTAAATCTTGAATTACTTCAAGTGTATAGTAATAATAGTCATAACCGTTCTGACTTTCTGAGTCAGTTATAATCTCTTTCTTAAATCCAAATTCAATTAATTCTTTTTCAGTCATTTTCTTCTAGTTTTTGTTTTTTCATCCAAAGATTACTATTCATAATCTTTGATTCATATTCCATTCTAGCTTGAATATACCTACTTTTTTCTAAATTAAACTCACCCATCTCCTTAATTCTTTCATTTCTGAAAAATTTAATTACCTGAGATGCTACAAATAAATTCTCTTTATCAGGAGACTCAATTAATCTTATTGCATTCTCTACACTTGTCTCATCCATGTAACCAAGATACTCTAATAGCTTGAGTTCTGCCAGGAATACAAAAGGTTTATATGTACCTTTCATTATTCCTTTAACATACATATACCACAGCATATGTAAGTTTCTACACTCATCACAATCAGTGAGATTAAAGTGTTCTATACAAATTTTCTTACTTAAGTTTCTTAACCTTCTTTCCATAACAATATTAATTGTCTAGCTTGTTTACCAAAATCAGCATCATTAGGATACTTATTGTGCAGTGCTAATACTTTCTCACCAAACTCACAAAGAACAAACTTGTTCTCTTGTGGATTTATTTGGTTGTTTTTACTATATACACTCTTTACCTGTCTGTGTTTATTTAAATCTTCACTCATAAGCCTAACTTAAAAATTGCTTCTACTAAAGATAAAATCATTAATGCATAAAAAACCCATGCAAATATTCCATAAAGTTTAATTCTTCTCCAATTCCAGTGGAGTTCATGTTTAATTCTTCTTTTCATAACTTATTCTTTTATTTCTGTTTTATTTAAGGGTATTGCTACTAAACGTGCACCATAACTACTATGGTATATTATAATCTTATGATTATCCATTATGAATGTACTTACTTTTCCATCATAGTAATTTGATTTATCTATGTACTTTTCTACTTTGAGAGGTTTTGCATTTGACCAATCTTCTTCATGCTGCTCTATTCTTTCTTTCTCTCCGCACCCTACTAATAAGAGTGCTACTAATAATAATTTATTCATTCTCTTTCATTTTGTTTCTGATCTTACTACACTTCTCATAGTCTTCTATATCTATAAAATACTCCAGTGTAACTAAAGGGTCTTCATGGTTCTTTGGTAATAAGAACGGCCCATCTTTACCTAATTCATCATAAGTTGTTTCTCCCATCAATAACTTGTAGGAGTTTTCATAAGCTTCATCCATCTTTGTTTTGTTTTGCTATTAAATATGCTATATAAAGATCTCTATCAAAGTGATCCCAGTAATCCATCCAATCTGCTATGTTAGTACTCATAATTTAAATTTAAAAATTAATAAAAAGGGTAGTATTATACCAGAGCATTTATCTCAGCCTAGTTGCTTTCACAAATCTTTTTTCCATAGACGCTTACCTCCATGATTAGTATAATACTGTGTATTAGGGTCTCTGCCTATTCTATTACCAAATAGGACTCAACACTTTGCCTCCATGTTCCCCGCGGGTTGCTCATCTGTCTCCATGCTTAAACAAGAGAATTCAACTTTACTACTATTACGTTTGTAAGCCCATCTCTACTACACTTCCTAGACCTTAACATAACATTGCCGTTGTGGAGTAACACCCTTAGTACACCTGTCAAGACTCGAACTTGAAACCTACTGCTTAGAAGGCAGTTGCTCTATCCACTTGAGCTACAGGTGCAAATTATTAGTGCTTTAACTTTATTCCCCGCCACCTATATTTCAGATATTTGAGGTACTAGGACTGATTATTTTTACGGATATTTTCACCAACATTTTCTAGCTTTCGCCAACCTAATCCAGAAACCGTGTACTTTAGCAACACTAATAATATTACAGCGCAAAATACATGTGCTGCATTTTTTTAAAAGATATACCTTATTGTATCTAAATCAAAGTACTGTGAGTAGAGTTCCTTAAACTCCTCAAGTAACCTTGTTTTATGTTTTAAAGGATATCTCATAACACCTGAACTGTTTTTTACTTCATAGCTTAGGCTCATTAATTCTTTGGCCTGGTCAGAAGACCTAGCCATTTGATTAGCATGATTAGTTAATGCAATTACTTCACATTTATTTTCTCCTGCTATTTCTTTTACCATCTTAAACAAGTCACTGTAGTCTTGTTTCCATTTCTTATAGAATATCAAAGGGCTATAATTTATATGCACCTCC